GCTGTAGCAACACCGTATCTCTGTGCCATTAAATATTCCATAGATAAATCAGCATTATCAAGAGGATTACCATTGATAATCAATGTGTCTCCCTCATGTACTAATTTTATAAACTTATCATCGCCTGCGATGATATACAAATCGTTGCCAAGTACAAATTCAGTACTGCCAACTTTATGAGCATTGTTCATAGCAATAATAGGTGTGGTATGGAATTTTCCAAAGTAACCTAAGTTATATAAATCTTCTTTTGCAGAGTTTGCATCAGCACCAGTGACATTAGTAATTTTTCTAACTGCTTGCTTAGAACCTAAGATAACTGCTGTTTTACCTGTTGCAGCTTCAACATGGTCAATAATAGTAGCAAGTTTATCTTCACTAAACGCACCACCGTCTTTATAAGGAGATACTAAACCATTAAATCCACCAACAACAGCATCATACATATCGTTATTAATCTGTGCTGTAAATGATTTAGCAACTCTGTCAATTAATTCATTAAAATCAATCCTACCAGCAAGAACTCTGTTAAGTTCTTCGTAAATTTTAATACCTTTTAATTGAGTTTTAACTGTTTGCTCTTCTCCACCAGTTACTCTCTGTCTACGAATACCTTGTGTACCTTCTGCAATGTCAGCAACAACCCACAGAGCGTTATCTCTAATTTCAAATACGTTTGTATCACCTAGATTAAGATTTCTAAATTCAACAAAGTCAAACAAAGGACATGTTTCAGGGAGACCCTCAACTACAGTCTTTGTAATAATTTCTTCCACTAAAGCAAAAACACCATTGCATTTTCCATCTCTTATTGCTTTATAATCCAATTTTGTAGAACCACCATTAAGTTCCACTAATGCTTCTTTTAATACTTTCATAGAATCATCAACGGAATAATTTCCTGCAACATGACCATGATAAGCATCAACAGCAATTTTTACTAAATTCTTATCCATTTATTATTACCTCGCTTTCCCTAATGTTTAAAATATTTACTGTACTTCTACAACATAGAATGTAAATCTACCAACGGTTTCAACAGCAATAACCTTACCTACTTGAGTAGCACCTTCAGTAGCAGTGTTTACCACCTTAGCCTTTGTACCAGCCTGTAATTCAACTAAGTTGCCAACAACTGGAGCTTTGTCAAATCCTTCAACAGTAGTAGAATAAATATCTCCTTTCTGAAGAACTCCAACACGAATAACTTGTCCAGCCTTATTCTCATAAGTGTCTAATCCATGATATCCCCTCTCGTCGTACTCTAATTCGGGTGTGCAAACAATACCAAAATAATCGGTAATTGCAGTAGGAGTAATAGCCTTATGTACTTCCCTTTCTCCTTCTAATAACCCGCCAATTTCAACAAAATGACCATTTTCAATACTTGTTTCAACATCAGCTGGCATATACTTTGCACTCTTAATAAGCGCAGGATTTTTTGTAAAAGCACAATTGTCGATTCTTATAATTGTTTTTCCCATAATTTTATTTCCTCACTTTCTTAATAATAAAAAAAGAAGTGTTTACCACTCCTTAATTAACATTTTGTTATTTTCTTAAATACTTCTTCATTACGCCACCGTAAACATCATTTTCTTCATCGTCTTCATATTCAACAGAAAATTTTAAACTACTATCTTTTTCATTGTTGTTATTTTGTTTAACTTCGGCGTATAATCCTCGAATATAAATACATTCTTTTTTAAGTTCTTTAAGAGAAAACTTATCAGTATTTTTTATTAATTCTTTATACTCATTTGTTTCTTTTATATCAGAAAACCCATCCAAAATATTCTTTCTTTCCTCTTTTTCCTTATTTAGCTTATAATTCCTAAGTTCTTCAACTTCATTATCTGGCACTGTATGATTAGTTTTATATTCTTCATATTCAGCAACAATTTTCTCATAATTAGCTCGTTCAGCATCCAGTGCAGCCTTTTCATCTAATGTCAACCATTCTAATACCATCTCTTCAAATTCACTTGTAATAGTTGCAGTCAGTGTAGATTCATCGAATGTATAGGAATATCTACCATATTTACATTCATAATCATTTTGTGTCCAATGACTTTTTTCTACAAATACATATTCGTCAGAAAAATCACTAATCCAAAAATAGGTTTCTTCTACAATATTTTCATCATCATCTCTTACGATAATTGGATCTAAAGCATTATCTAGTGCTTGTCTTTTTTGTCTATATGTAGCAGAAAAAGAAACTGGCTCATTGTTTTTTCCATACAATTCTGCCATTTTAGATTCAAATTCTTCATCTGATAAATCATCAATTGAAAAGTCTAAATCATCAATGGTTTTATTGTACTGTTTTAAAATTTCATTCTTTTTGTTCAAATTCTTACCTCCTTCATTATCTTTTTTATTATTCAAACAAAAACTTAGCTCTTGTTTAAATTCATTCATTAGTGTTGAAAACTCTTCACTATTTAAAGAATAATTAATTGGTCTTACAGACGCACTAGGGAAGCATGGGGTAACGTTAAATTTAGGGTCATCTGATTTATTCAATAAACAAAGTGCATCAAAAGAAAAATCAATAATATTCATATATGTATTATCTTCTTCTAATGGTTTAGCCTCAGAATAAATAATTTCCATAGACTGTGAAAAATAACAATCTTCACTATATACTGCATCTAAAAGTTCAGGATATCTACCAGTCCACAAAACAGCTTCACAAGTAAGATATTTTGCAACTGTACCATCTTCTTCAACAACATCTTCATATACTGGCTCAGGTGTGGGGATTGCAACACCAAATGGAACACATTGACTTTTTAATTTAAATCCATTTTCAATATCAAGTTTCATATCATGCCCACCAAGATACCAGTTTCCATTTTCATTCTGCATTAAATGCCCAATTACAGGTACAAATTGCAAGGTTGAATATGCTTTATTAACATTTTCTTCACTAAAATAAGATTTATTTTGATTTTTACCCAATGCTAAGATATACACTTTACATTTTAAGAAGTTTTCATTAAGTTTCTCAAAAGCCTTGATTTTTGCATTGAACAATAAAGATAATTTATTGTTGTCCACTAGTTATTACCTCCTTTCCCACACCTTAAAAACGTAGTGTGTTATCTAAAAAGAAGTCGTTAGCATCAAAATTATTATGTAGATGATGCAAAAGTTCTTCTGTAATACAAAAAGCATAAACGGATTGACCATTTATGCTGTCTAATATATAATTAAATCCAAGTTGCTTTAGTTGTTCAGCCTTATCTGGATTTAATACCTTTATTAATTTTTTCTCCATTTATTCAAAATACACCTCTCTTATCTGTTCTCATTCTGTCCAGATTCTTTCGTCTGTTCCCCAGCTTCCGTCAATTGTTCACCATTGCTTTCGTTAGTGGGTCTTCCATTTTTATCATCGTTCTTTCCGCTTTGTACTGCTGAACTAATCAAAGGATTTATCCATAACTTACTTCCTAATCCCAAAATATCATCCTCAACATACGACATTCCGACAATATCGCTAGGAGATAATCCTAAACTTGCTGAGTATTGCATTTTAACTGGAACACCATAAGTAGCTGCTTTTGAAAATTTGTCTATAAATTCAGACTGGTTAAATATACTTTGGTCTAAAAACTTAATAGCAAAACCATAGGGTAAATTCATTTTCTTTAATTTCTTATTAAAAAATCTTTGTATTTGTTCCAATAATCCAAATGCTATTTCTTCATCAGGCTTAACTGAAAGTGAGAGAGCAGAAGATGATGTAGCCTTAGAACTACCAAAAATTAAAGGACTTGTACCTGCTGAAAAATAAAAATTCTCTTCTGCGTCAACAACAGCATCTCTTTCTGATGTACTACCGTTATGGAATGAAAAATCTTGAATATCAAACGGTGAAAGAATTAGTCCTATTCCATCGGGAATATTACCTGCCGCCTGACTGTAATATCTCATTGCCAAATCATAATCCATCTTTGGAACACCGTCATCATCGGTTTCCATTTTCATAGCAAGAGCTTTATAATTTTCATTCTCAGCTTTAGCTTTTTTAAGCAACGAATAATCTTCTATATCAAAAATATTCATCATCAATCCTGTAAACATAGGTAATGAATACACAAGATCTGTTTCGTCTGCTTTTATACATATTCCATTCGGAGGCTCAAACCAACGTTTTTTCTTATCTGGTTTAATATTTTTCTCTTTATTACCTTTGTACTGTTCATATGCATTTTTTATACTCGTCCCATACATATCTAATAAATATTCTTTTCCAGAGAAGTAATTTAAGTCTATTGAAAATACAGGACATCCATCTTCGATAGAAGATATTTGAGCATATCTATTATCAAATGGTTTAATATAGAACGAATCATCTGTTTCGTAATATAAGCCATAATACACACCATCACGAATTGCTATTTTTATTGCCTTTCGACTTTCTTGTTTAAGGTTGTATTTTTCACAAAGTTGTAAAACGTACATATATGTATTTCTATATTCAGCTTTTTTGACCTTTTGTGGAATGTTTATAGGCACAACTGTATAATTATACAAAAGGATTGAAGCGTAATAATCAACTAGTCTGCGATAATGACTTGATACTAGATATAGAAAACCACTTAATTCACGAAA